CCTTTATTTTTTCTAACAGCATTAGGGTCATATTGTTCTTCTTCATCATCAGAACCTAGACCCTTAGACATTTCCCAAAATTCTTTTGCTCCTAATTTAAAATCATTATGAGCGGATGCCTTATACCAAAATATTTGGTCTTCTAAACGATTTGATTTGGCATTATTTGCTATAACCAAACATTCATAGTTTTCAGTACATTGGTCCATTACTTGACAAAAACTTTCAAATGTTGTAAACATACCAGCAAAGTTTTCATAGATTCGTTTACGATTATTAATATATGGTTCTCTTAAAATAAACGTATAGTCTATATTTGTTCTTAAATTAGGCGGAACACCCAATGGATACTGCATTGTAATGACTAACATTATTTTCCAATGTCTACCATTCATAAATAATAATCTCATTAATTTGTCTCTAGCCCATGTATTATCATATAAACAATCATCTAATATCACAAATGCTCTAGGATCAATACTCGACTTACCATAAGCATTTCTTTCTTTTTTAATTTGTTTTATCACTATTTTTTGCCTTTTTAAAATGTTTTCAATAATAGCTGTATTATACTCATCATGAATAAAAAGTTTAGGTACCAATTTACCATAAAAACCATTACCCGCTTCTGTTCCTGATATTACTGTACCAATAGGAATATCTTGATGATGATACAACATATCTCTTACTAAAAAACTTTTTCCAGTATCACGCCTACCAATTAAAACAATAACAGGACCATTGGAATCATCTAAATTAAATTTGATGTTCTTCATATTAAACTTTTTTAACTCTAAATTCATATATAAACCAACGCCATAAAATTTAATAAAGTAAAACGAATTGCATACAACAATAAATTGTCGATTTATTGCGTATTTATTGTCGATTTAAGGTTAAATAAATGTATTACTAAATTATTAGTTTAAATATAAAAATTTAATTATCATTAAATCGTATGTTTTCTTTATATTATAAGAAAAATGATAATAGTGAATTGTTTAGTCAATTAAAAGACGCAGGATGTGCTGAAATACAAAACTATATCCCTATTTACTCTACTTTTTTTGAATTAAATAACAATAACTACAATTCAATCAACTTAAATAGTAAATTTTCTATTAAAAAAATAAATGAAACATATGATTTAAATCATTTTTCAATTGATGTTGAAAATGAAAGTAAGGATGTATTTCATAGAAAGTCTTTTTTTAAGTTTTCACCCATACTTAATCCTTTAAAATTCTTAACTGGAAAGTATAAAACACTAACAAATGATTCTAAATTAACTCCTGCGATCGATACTTTAATCTCACGAGGAGACATGCATTTAAAAAAAATACATGATAAAAACAATACATCATATGTAGATGGGTTTTTTTCATATCTGAGCAGTAGTTTATTAAATAATCATCGTTTTGTATTTGGAAATGATTTTTATGGTTCATTTGTCTGTGTTCAAAAAGAGTTTCATTTAAATGTATATGATGATTTGGATTATCTTTATCAATCCGAGCATTTTCATAAAACAAAAGATGTGGCGTTTAAACTGGATAATTTCGACACTTCTATTTTAGATGATGACACTAGAAAATATCGTGAAAAAATTAAAATGGAAGATAGTAGTCAAGAATTGGTATTAGATGATTTTAATGACGACGAGTTTGATAATGTCTTTAAATTAACTTCGGAAAATGTAGATAAATTAAATAAACTTAACGAAATTAATTTGGAAAACACTCTGGTATATGAAAAGGTTAAAAATAAGGTAAGGGGTGATAGTGATTTATCAAGCAATGTTGATTCGGTAACGACGGGTTCAAATAGTTTAAGTGAAAGTGACAGTGATGAAGAAGGAGAAGATGAGGAGGGAGAAGAAGGCGAAGAAAGCGAAGAAAGTGAAGAAGGCGAGGAAAGTGAAGAAAGTGAAGAACGCCATAATTCTGACGGTGATTATACTGGTTCTGATCAGGGGTCAAGTAGCAATGGTTCGCTGGTTAGTTGTTCAAATAGTGAAATGTCCGAGTATTCTAGTTCAGCCGATGAAAATGTGAATTGTGTTATATATAATTTTCCGGTGCAAATAATATCGATGGAACATATGCATGAAACTTTAGATAGTTATATGGAAAATAATGAAATGAGTGTAATGGAATGGAAGTCGTGTTTAATACAAGTATTATTTACTTTGATAACATATCAAAACTGTTTTGATTTTACACATAATGATTTGCACACAAACAATATTATGTATATTGAAACCGAACGAAAATATCTTTATGTTAAATATGATAATAAATATTATAAAATCCCTACTTTCGGTAAGATTTTTAAAATAATAGATTTTGGTCGTTCTATTTATAAATTTAAAGGCAAACAAATGTGTTGTGATAGTTATAGTCAAAAAGAAGATGCTGGTGGACAGTATAATTTTGAACCATATAAAAACAACAATAAGCCGGAAATATTGCCTAACAAAAGTTTTGATTTATGTAGATTGGGATGTTCTTTATATGATTATTTTATAGACGATTATAGAGATGAAGATGAATATGATAATGAAATTGTTCGATTAATAATTAAATGGACGCGCGACGATAAAAACCGCAATATTTTATACAAGAAAAATGGTGAAGAAAGGTATCCGGAATTTAAATTGTATAAAATGATTGCTAGGACAGTTCATCATTGCGACCCACACAATGAACTAAATAACGAACTATTTGATTGTTTTAAGATAAGTAGAAAAAGTATTAAGAAAAAGCAAATGATAAATTTAATAAATATAGATGAAATACCGTCGTATGTGTAAATGTAAGTATAAATGTAAGTATAAATGTAAGTATAAATGTAAGTAAATGTAAGTATAAATATAAACATTATTAATTTGTGTTAATAATGTTTAATTGTTGGTTTAAAACGCTGGTTCGTTTGTAAAAATTTCGGTTGGTTTTATTGTAGATATGGGAGCACCGGCAAACTGTTCGACAACTAAGCTTCCAGATACAACAGATAAATACACTATAAGTGTATCACGAAACAGTATTTTCATAGGTTTTGTTTCTTTTAATATAAATTTTGTTTCTAAATATTTTATGATAAGATACACAAAGGAAATCATTCCCGCAGTTATAAACACAGATTGTGTCATTTATATTTTTCAGTTATGTTTTTATGTATTATTTTACGCATTTATGCATTTATTGATTAATTTAACTCTTCAATGTCATCAAGTAATATTGGAGTATCTAATTTAATAGAGTTAGACAACTCACCAACATCATCAATATCTAATTTAATATTGCTGTCGTCAAATATTTCTAAATTGTCTTCATCATCATCTTCTTCTTCTTCTTCTTCCTTTCTTCGTTGCATATTAGCCTCGCTTATTTGCTCTAAGCGTTCAATTGTTTTTGGTGCTTCCACTTCTTGTTCTTGATTTGTTCCCATATCCAATACACTATCCATATCATTAAAAGTTAATATCGATTTGTTTTCGGTTGGCGTGGCGGGTGCTGTTTCCGATGGACTGTTTTCTGTTTTCAATGTTTCGTTTTTTTCCAATTTCAATATAGGAGTTTTACTAAAGTCATCGGCGTCTAACGCTTCCGTTTTGTTAGATTCATCCGTTTTTTCAACCGGTTCTTCTACCTCTTTTTCTATTTCTTTTTCACTTATTTCATGAACCACTTCTTCATCTACCGTTTCATCGATATAAGATCGCAATATTTTTTCAACTGGAATGCTACTTCTAATTACTTCTAAAATACTTTCTTTGCACAAAATTTCACACTCACGCATATTTTTTTGATATTGAAGTGGCGTAATTATTTTTTCAAACAAATACACATTTTTATACAATTTTCGGGCAAATGTGCTATATACTTGATGAACAAATAACGACAATTTTGGAATATCTAAATCAATCTTTTTTTGCTTTTGTGATACACGAACACTTGTTAACACTTTTAATTGTGCAATGTGAACACATGTTATTAAATCTTCTAAATAGTTACATCCGGTCGTGCTAATGATTCTAGAACATTCATCTTCAATAATTGATTCATTCCATTTTGGAACACGAGATAGGAAATTTTGAAAAGTCATCAAATATTTATCAACTTCATCATTTTCAATACATAGTCTTTCTGCATCGTTAAATATTGATTTAACGCCATCAATAATGACGGGAGTTAATATACTTAATAAACGACAAGAATATTCGTTCTTAGCTTCTGACAATACATTAACATTATAGTCGTCCATTTTAAAATTATAAAATATTTTCTAAATCCATATTTTTCCGCATAAACACAAAATACAAAACATAAAAAATCAATAGTTCTTCATTTCTTATTTGCTTTCTGATTTTATCAAAATACAACAAAATTAACTGATTTCCAGATGATTTCGCTATATAATCCATTACATCTAAACAACTGTATCCTTTGTTATATAGAGTTTTTGACATATTTATACATTTGACAAGTGTGTCGCAACTTTGTTTTCCTTTTATAATATTTTTCACTTTTGTAAGTTTTTTATACGACTCTGCATTATTGTAATTGTCAAATAACATATTATAAAAATTTACATAGTCATTATTTGCTTCTGGCATAGGAATATAAATACAGCAAAAACGCGACAATATAGGATTAAGAAGCAGTTTTTTATTTTCGGCAATAATGAAAAAACGAGTGTTATTGCTGTATTTTTCAATACAACGCCGTAACGCAGATTGAGCGTCCATTGTTAATTTGTCAGCATTAAATAATATGATAGACTTAAACATTATATTGTTTTTGTGTTGAATGTTCGTTTTTGCGAAAAATTTTAATTGGTCTCTGAAAAAACGAATGCCTTTTCCATGTGCACAATCCACATACATAACATATTCTTTAATAAACCGTTGATTATTATCATATATTTTTTCAATAAAATGATTTAAAATGGTTCGTTTACCAACACCATATGGTCCGTGAAATACTATGTGTGGTATTTTTTTATTAATTATAAAATAATCAAGTTTGTTTATAATAGGTTTATGAAAAGTATAAATATCTGTAGTATTATTATTAAAATTATACTCGATGGTATTGTTTTTAAAAAATAAATCACTCATTATTAATAATACATAATGTATTGTATTTATATTGATAATACATTATGTTGTTAGATTATGTTATTAGATTATTTATGCGACACTACTTAATGATTGTGAATAAGGATTATCGTTGAATGCTTGTAATAAATTAGGATCATATCGTCCAGTTTGATTTCTCTCCCGTGTGTTTTTTCCACTTAGTGTTCCATATGTTTCAACACTACTAGTGCTTTTGGGCATATTAGGAGTGATTTGAGATGGAACCGTGCTTCGGTTTCGTAAATTACTTACATTTTGATTGCCGTCAAAAATAGGTTGATTTCCTGCTTGAAATCTATCTACCTTTGATATAACTTGTTTATTTGGATTTAATGACGCATTGTAAGCAGTATTGTATACTTGTCCTTTATGCTGTGCATTGCCCGCACTACTATTTCCAATGTAAGAACATGTAGTGGTGTCGCGATTTTGTCCCACAGATTGATGTTCGGTATTTGAGTAAGCCGCATCAAACGCAGTTCCCCCATGTTTTGTGTATTCGGTATTTTCAGTTTGTTCGCGAATTGTAGTTCTGGCAATATCCGATGGATTCCATACTCTGGAATTAGATACACCGTTTTTACCTCCGGAAGTGTTTCCAAGTGTTCGAATATTATGAACTACATTTTCTTTTAATGTTGGTTTAATTGCGTCTAAAATTGGAGTAACCATTGCGTATAATCCTCGCCCCACGATGCCCATTGTTTTGGTTTCACCAGTTAAAGTTCTTGAATTGGGGAGAGATTTGTATCCAGATTTACCATAATTACCATGTTTTTCAGTCCAACCATCTGCTCTTACAGCGGTTCCTACATTTAAACTTTCTAATTGTTGTTTGGTTGAGCTTTGGTATTCTCCACTTTGATAAATACCGCTTGCGTTAGCCGTATCACCGCCTCCAAAATATTCGCGTGTAGTAGACGAGCGATTTTCAGGGCGAAATACATGCGTGGTTGGTGCGGTTGGTTTTTTCTCTACGCCGGTTGTTGTAAAATACCTATCGGGGTTATTAATGAAAAATGTGTCGGGTTTATGTTGTTCCACTTTTCCTAAAGAACCGCGAGGTCCTCTGCGACCAACATGTTTTCCTAACATTTGTCCTTTAAATGATTTTTTAGGATTACTATCTACTCGAAGTTCATCCACTGTTTTTGGTTTCCATGTATCTCGTTCTTGCATACCTGAATTAAAACCACCATCTCCTTCACTTATAAATCCTTTGTTTAAGCCAGGTCCGACTTGGATCTCCTCCCATGGTTTGGCATTGTTCATTTTGGAAGTAATATTGCCACGCATTCGCTCCTGCATAAACTCAGATGTAGATGGCATACCATTTATCCACTGCATATCTTTTTGCGGCTTGAAAAATGGTGCTTCTGCTTTTTTTTCTACTTGTTGACTACCAGACCCAGTATACAAGTCTAAAAGTCCATCCCTTGAACCCGAATCAGTTGATTGCGTAACTGATGAACCGAAAAATGGTTTCATATTATTATGCTTAAATTCAAATGCTTCTTTTATTTCTCCCGTCAAAGAAGTATATTTATTGTGGTAATTTTCGGTTTCACTTTTCACTTCTGCAGTCATTTCCAGCTTATTTGTATTTTTGTTTAAACCGGAATAAATTTGATTGGTATATCTATCATCTCTCCCTTCTTTATTTTCAACAGGATAATTTTCCGGCGGAACTTTGGTATTTACTAAACCATCATTGTTTACATTTGAAGATGTAATACCACTAAATCCTTCTTCTTTTTTCTTATCATTTGATAAAATATACATTATACCTAAAGCGGCCATCGGTATTGCGATTTCTGCCATTATACTATATATAAATTATAATATTTTCTTTATAGTTTATTTATTATAATTTATTATGATTATAAATAAATTATAAACTAAGTAAATATGTTTATTGTATTAAATCAGTGCATGGTATAATGGGAACATGACTGTCCTTTTCTAATATTCGCGTATTTAAATTATTTTGAAAGGTCAAGCATACATTTTCTTGTGGATTTAAGTGAAGAGGTATAGTGTGATCTTGTTGAAGATCTCGATACAAAAATCCAGGATGTGTTGCTCTAGATTGACCCGTTATTTCTTTTGCGTGTGTAGAAACCTTTACCGGATTTGTTTTAAGTGGTTTTGCCACCTTATAATGCCGTCCATATCGCTGTAA